AGTGTGATTTTTCTAGGATTTCCTTGGACAGCACTACCATAATAAGAATGAGTGTGAGGTGCTGCGTAATAGTCACCGCATTCTATGATAGGTTGGTCACCACTACTTCCAAAAGTTCCATCACGTCCACCACCTCCGTCATGTGTAGCAAAAATATATGCTACATAATTATCGCCATTATTGTTAGATGCAGGGTGATCATCAACAAAAAATTGTGTTGAAGTAGGTGCTTGATCACTAAAAATAGGAGTGTTTTGATTTCCTACATTTGTATCTAAATACAAAATACCATTAGCAGCACTTTGACTTCTGTGATAAACGGCCCAGTTTTCAGTGCCACCACTTAACCTTTTAATGATAACCATGCCTGGTTCTGCGGATAGTTGGTGGTTGATTGCCCTATTATTTGCTCCGTTTCCTGTGTAAGTAATGATGTCGAAAAAATTTTTGCACTTCCGAAAACAGTAGGAAGCATAACGGTTATTATTATTATTTAATGAGCCATCATTACCAATTCTATACCCGTTATTATTAAACTGATTTAAACCTTGAGCACCAGAACTATATTGACTAGCACTTAGATTAGACGAAATATAATTTTGTACGCCCCTCTCAGTATCATACCAATAATGATTATCAGTAGCGGTAGTTTTTTTAGTCCAAACTAATCCACCTTCAGTGCTTAAATCTATACCATTATTTATTGTATGTGAATTGCCAGTACCGTGATAATGTCGGACAGCAAAAACACTATCTACCTCTTCTCCACCACCACCTAAACCAGATGCTGCCGCTGCTACTATTTTAGAAGCTGTCATGTTATTACCCCATCGCCTGACCGAGGGTAAAGCCGTAATAATTTGTACCGCCGTCCACCGTAATAAAAGCAAAAACATCAACGCCGCCCGACGTTGTGGTAAGCGTCGGCGCTGTAGCTGCCGCCCAATCAACGCTGCTCGGCCATGTAATAGTTCTTGCAGAACTATCTTGTGTTACTTTTAAAATAAACGCTGAGGCTCTTCCTGATGCAGCAGGGTTACTAAATGTATAGGTTACATTTTCGGAAAGTGTATGTGTAAAGACATTACCATCACGTAAATTGATTGTAGCTGCATTAGAGCTAGAAGTAATTGCGGTGCTTTCTTCAGTCGTGCCGTTGTCAAACCCAACCACTCCATTTGCATCAGAAGTAACAACCGCGCTTGCATTTGTTAATCCTAAGGCATTTGGTAATGCTACTTCATAAGTTGAGCTTGCTGAATGCGGTGGACTAGCTAATGTAACACCATGCGAATTATTTTCACAATTTAAAACAATTTTTGCAGAGTTTGTATTACCCCTTATAACAACTTTACCTGTTCCGTTAGGCGCTAGGTCTAAGTCTGCATTAGATGATGTAACAATGTCTTGTCCATTTGTATCTAGGTTAGCTGCAAGGCCAGTGCTCAAATTTAGTGTCGTACCAACGATGGTTGTAAATGCGCCAGTGCTTGCGGAGTTTGCGCCAATTGCCGTGCCATCAATTGACCCTGAGTTAATATCTATACCAGTGACTGGCGTTGTGCCGTCAAACAAGTCATCAGTCTTATCCCAATTAGCATTTAAATAACCACCCCACGCATCTTCGTCTCCAGATACGGTAGGTTTTTGAAAGCTGTAAGTCGTTGTGTTAGATGGCATAAATAAACTCCTCAGTTACGTTTTTGCCACGCACACTTTTCCTAACGATGTAAGGGAAACAAGCGCCGTAGCTCGTTAAAACAGTTATCGCACAGTTTTGCTGTAGCTCCAAAAAATCATGCAGCACGTGACCAAGTAATTGGTGTCCAAATTTCTGACGTTGGCGCGACTGGTTCCCATTTTTCTTGCGCTGCTGTTGCAATTGTTAACGCTATTGTTGAGGTCGATGAGCCTAAAAGAAGACGCTGCACGGCCGCGTCTATATTCAATCGCCCTAATGATAAATTGGTTGTTCCAATAACAGTGTAAACACTAGAAACCGACAGTGTTGCAGTTGCACTTATTGCGGCCGATACGTTGCGCGTCCTACCCGCCGACGCCGACATGGATGCGGCAATAGCAATATTTGCTGTGCCAACCTCAGTGCTATTGTTTTGACCATAAATACTTGAGCCATACGTGCGTAACCCGTACCCTGGGCGGAAGCCCTCAGTCTCCGTGTATTCTTCAGCGACACTAACAGTTGCGCTTTGCAGCGTTATGGTTGCACTTCCATCTTTGACAATATCGTCAGTAACTAAGGCTGTTAAACTTGCGCTAATTGCTGCCGATCCGCTTACTACAGTAACAGATGAACAAGAAACACTAAGGGCAGGCGTTATTGTTGCGGCGGCGTCTATTGCCCCAGTAACGCCATAAAGCTCGGTGCCGTATAGGTCGGCACCATAAGAAGCGCGGTAAGCCATTAATCTAGCGTAATATCTAGATCACCAGCCGGGACGCGAAACACGTCTCCCGTTGATATTGCTTTACTTGCAGATAACGCAGAGTAAGCAATAAGATTACCGCTAGTGCTCGCGTCGAATACGCCGATATGCGTCACGGTGCCAAAGTTTGCGGTGGCTGTCGGAAACTCAACCGCCGCAGAATTGGTTGCCAAGTTGCCGGACACAGTAAACGCGACTGTTTGCCTGGCGTATGCAGTGCCGGAGGTGCTAACCTCAGTGCCTGACGCATCCTCGGCCGGATTGGTTGTAAATAATGCGATATACCACGCAGTCGGCCTGGTTACGCTAGTTGCAGTAAATACGTAATTTAATACGTGTGTTTCGAAAGTGTTGGAAAAACTCATGATTAGTACGCCTTTATTTTCATTCTGCGCCCGGAGCCGCCGAACTTGCTTGCTTCAGATTCGCCGTTAATGTCGGCCAGTGTTTGCGCGTAAATAGAACCCCACACGGCGACACGCGCATCGTCTTTTAAATATGGGGCAGAGTGGACCAGGCTGCCGTAAAGATAGGCATCCGGAAAAAAGGTTAGAATATCGTTAGTGGTGTTGCTATCACTTAAAGCGGTTATGCGTTTGTAGTAATATAATTCACTTGTGTACGTCGCGTCGGGCGTTGGGAAAACTTCAAGCTCTCCCGCCGTAATTGCATAAAAACGTGGCTTGCCCACGGCGTCATTGCTGTTTGCTCGTTGCTTGAGCATCTCAGCTTTACCAAGCAGCTCAAGTTGCGCCAAGTCTCCAGATGTTATGTGCAATGTTATTGTTTCACTATAGTCAGCGGGAAGGGCGCTAAATTGCGTGTCGATCTGCGCCGTAGCTCGACCCTCGTTACGCCAGTGCCGCACCCGGCGGTTCATGTCTGCCTCTGCTAACGTAATAAAATCAGGCGCGACGCTGGTTAAATCGTCTCGGTTTAAAAAATCAGCGATAGACGCCTTTAACTCTGCATATGTTGTTATTGCCATTTAATTACCCACGCTTTCTAAGTATCGCTCAAGCTCTTGCATTAATTTGCTTTGCGGTTTTGCGCTCGTCACATTTGGTGTCATCATGTCATCCAAGGCAAACATGCCGCGCTCCACAGCTCTGCCAGCCCGGCCAATATTTTTTGGCGCACGCTTTATCGCGTTAAATATTGGTTTTGCAAACGGTGCCATTGTCAACGCCGCGTCACCTAACCCCAAGGCAACTTGCCCAGTGTTTGCTGCCATTGCTCCTCGGTCACCAGCTTGGTAATCGTCAGGTATTTCCCGGGCTGCCTGGTAGGCATCCTCTAAACCAATACCCGTGCCAACTCCCGGCATGTATGTCGCCGCATTGACGGCGTGCCTTGCCATGTTGGGGTTGCCCGTCTTGTCAAAAACATAATCAAAAATAGAGCCGCTCATGCGGTTTGTTGTGTTCCGGGCATCCATTGCCTTTTGCAGCTCTTCCGCGCTGTACACGTAGTCTCCGGCGTTGTGGTATGCCCTCCCGGTGTAAGGATCTAAAGTTACGCCGCCGTATTGCGTTTTAAATGCTTCGCCAGCATCTGTGCCTATCGTAACATCAAAACCCTCGCGTATTTTGCGCTCGGTCTG